GGATGTATTTTTAAACGACACACCAATATTAAAAGCAACTGCTGATTCAACTAATCCAGCAACAACTGATTTTAACTTTCAAGATGTTACATTTAATTCAAGATTTGGTACAGCAGATCAAACAAAAATCGCTGGCATAGAGAGTAGTCAATCAACAATACCAGTTAATGTTACTGTTACTGCAGATAGTCCAGTTACAAGACAAATTACAAATACAAATGTTGATCGAATAAAGGTATCAATAACATTTCCACAAATACAAATAGCAACAGATGAAGGAGATTTATTAGGAGATACGGTTCAATTTAAAATTTCTGTTCAATATAATTCAGGTGGCTTTACTGATGTACATACTGATACTGTTACTGGAAGAACTGCTGACCCATATCAAAAAGACTTTTCTGTTGAAGTTACAGGTGCATTTCCTGTTGACATTAGGGTTACAAGAATAACTGCAGACAGTACAAGTAGCAGTACTGTTAATGCTTTTCAGTGGACAAGCTTTTCTGAAATAATTGATGATGCATCTACTTATGAAAACTCTGCATACAACGCAATAAGATTAGATGCACAACAATTTAGTTCAATACCAACAAGAAAATACAGAATAAGAGGCATAAAAGTAAGAATACCGGGTGCTGGTGCATCTAGTTCTGGTACACCTACTGTTGACACTGCAACTGGTCGTATTGTATATCCAGATGGTTATATTTTTAATGGTGTAATGGGCGCTGCAGTTTGGACTTCTTGTCCTGCAATGATACTTTTAGACTTATTAACAGATAAAGATTATGGTTTTGGAGATCATGTAACAGATAGCAGTCTTGACTTATTCTCTTTTGTAACTGCCAGCAAATATGCAAACACTCTTGTAAAAGATTCATTAGGAGGCGAAGAGGCTCGATTTAGTTGCAATGTAAATATTCAATCATCAAGTGAAGCCTTTGAACTTATAAATGAACTTGCTGGTGTAATGAGATGTATGCCGATTTGGTCTGCTGGTACAATTACAATCACTCAAGACTCTCCAAAAGATGCTAGTTATTTATTTAATTTAAGTAATGTTACCTCTGAAGGTTTTACATATTCTGGTAGTAGTTTAAAACAAAGACATACTGCTATTGCTGTCTCATATTTTAATATGGACAGCCAAGAAATAGATTATGAAGTTGTTGAAGATGAAACTGCTCAAAATAAATTTGGCATAATTACAAAACAAGTTAAAGGCTTTGGTTGTACATCAAGAGGGCAAGCTGCCAGATTAGGTCGAGCAATATTATTTGCAGAGCAGAATGAATCTGAATTGGTAAGTTTTTCTACTTCGATTGATGCTGGTGCTGTTGTAAGGCCGGGTGCAATAATAGATATAAATGACCCTGTTCGGGCTGGTGTAAGAAGAGGTGGAAGGCTTGCTGGTGTAACATCTACAACTGTTGTAACTGTAGATGATACTAATGCAACAGATTTTGCGGTAGATGCAAGTGGTAATCCTGTTGGCGATGCAAAATTAAGTTTAGTTTTGCCAGATGGTACTGTTGAAATAAAAGATATAAGCAGTGTTTCTGGTGCAACCATAACAGTATCAGAAGCTTTTTCGCAGACACCGAATGTAAATACAATTTGGATAATTTCAAACGTAACTATAGAATCGCAAAAATTTAGAGTTATTACTGTTGAAGAACAAGATGGTGTAAATTATTCTATTACTGCACTTTCTTATGTAGAAGGTAAATATGATTTTATTGAAGATGAAACAGCAATATTACCATCAAGAAATGTAAGCATTTTAAATGAGTTAAAAGAACCACCAGTTGGTCTAACTGCACAAGAAACTATTGTTCCAATAAATAATCAAGCAGTATCAAAAATATTTATAAGCTGGCAGCCAATAGTTGGTGTTATTGAATATCAAATAAATTACAGATATGAAAATGGAAACTTTGTTTCTGAAAAAGTTTCAAGACCTGATTTTGTTATTTTTAATAGTCAACTTGGAACATATGAAATTCAAGTATTTAGTTATAACGTACAAGGCCAACTCTCTGCTACATCAACAGATTTAACATTTGAAGCTGCTGGCAAAACAGCACTTCCACAAGATGTTACAAACTTAAGAATAGAACCAATATCAGATCAATTTGTAAGATTACGTTTTGATAAAGCCACAGATGTAGATG